AGTCAATGGGGAAAGGTTGTCTAGTAGCTTTTTTAACTGCTGGGCTAGATATAGCTGAAATAACAGTAAGTAAATTAGATGCTATATTTTCTCTTACACTCATATTTTAAACTTTCTTAATTCAGATTGTACAAATCTGTTAAACTGTTTCTTTATAATATTTTCTGTTCTTTTATTAAAGCCAAAAAATTCTCTTTTAGGGTCATTCAATACTTGATTAAATAATGCTCTCTGTCTCATCTCTGCATTATTGAAAGCTAATGTTATTTTATGTTTTCCTGTTTTTTTGATTGCTTGACTTGGTGTTAAATTACCTAACATTCTACCCGTATAAAATAAATCAACTGCTGTCTTTTTTCCCTCTCTATTTAATTTTTTAATATAACCTGTGCTGTAAGGTGCAAACTTTCTATCTCTAAAATCTATTCCTTTTTGAGTTTTAGTTCTAATAATATCTAATAATTGAAATCCAGCTTGTTTAACTCCTTTATCAATTATTCTTGGTAAAGCTGAACCTAGTCTTTTAAATTTATTTCCAACTTGTTTTGAATTGTCTTTGATCTTTAGCGATATAGCCATTATCTAACTAATCTACCTGAACCGTGTAAAGACTCTCTTTCATTCTTAACGATAGTTCCATCTCCTGTACTATCATATTCAACACCATCTTCTAATATGTCTCTCCACTCTCTGTTATATTCTGACATATAGTGTTCTGCCATTCTTTCAAATCTGTCTTTTTCTGTTTCAGGTCTGAACTTAGATAAAGCTGGACATAAGAATCTACCTAAAAATAAATATACTCCAGCACGTTCAAATTGGTCTAAATTAACTTTTGTATTGACCATTTCATTTGTATTTAAAACTGTAATGTCAGTATAAACATTAGTTTTATATACAGGCCACCATTCTATTCTTAATTGTCTTAAAATATCGTTTGTTGTTTGTGCAAAGAAATTAACTGCTTCAGTATCAGTTGAAGCGATACCAAAACCAAAAGCATCAGGTTGATACTTTGTTACATCATCAGCAGTAATTACATCAGCACCCGTAAAATTAGCCATATTAACCTACTATTAAATAAATAATTAATACTGCTACAGGTATTGAATACATTGGGTTATTTTTAGCTTTAACCCATAACCATTTAACTGCTTTTTTGCTTTTAAGCCAAATCCATTGGTTCATTTTTTTTCCTTTTAGTTTTCTTAGGTTTTAGATTTACAACTTTATCTTCTACCTTTTCTACTTTTACATCATCTTCATAAGGTTTGAAACCTCTAAAATTGTATAAATTTTTATTAGCTTTATAATCAGCTAACGATCTTTCAATGATCTTGTTATTTCTTACTAATTTAATTGTGTTTTTTTTCTCTGTTATAACTTTTACCATTTATTCTCCTGTTAGACTCGTGGGGTATTTCTACCCCACAAGAAGTTATCTACTATTGAATAGATGAGTCGAAGTGCATTTCAACACCATATGAATCGTGGATTTCTCCTACTCCATATACTGAAGTTGCAACAATTTCATCTGCTCTTAAAGATGCATCTCTTTGAGTCTCTACTTTTAGACCTTGCATTTCTGCTAAAGCGATTGCGTCTCTGTGGAATGCACCACCTTTGTAGTCACCCGCAGTACCTGTGTTAGCCATGTTAGCTGTTTCGAATACAGGCATACCAGCTAATCTACCTACAAAACCTTGTCTTAAAGCTTCGTTAGCTAAGTCGTTTGCGTTTGCGTTTGCAAAAGTATTAGTTAAGTTTGCTTTTAGGTCGTAAGCGATTTTAGGGTGTAAGACTACTGCACACTCATTAATTGGTAATGAGTTTGCTCTAAGAGTTGATAAAGCATTAAATACTGATGCCGCAGATATTGCAGTTGTTCCATCACCTAAAGTAGTTGAGAAACCATCAAATAATGCGATTAAGTCTTGGTCTTGTTTTTTAGCAATTCCCTCACCAAAAAGTCTGCCTATGTCTGCCGCAACATTTCTTGGTGCTGAGTTTCTAGCTAAGTCTGTAAGTGTAGTCATTACTCCAACTTCACTTGCAGTTATTGTAGCTGAACTTGGGTCTACTGCTGTGTTTGAAAGATCAGTTGCTTCAGCAACAGCCGCCGCAGAAATAGCCGAGTAAATCGGAACTTCTACTGCTTTTCCACCACCTGTAATCTGATAATTTCTCACCAAATTTCTCATGATAGATTGTTCTGTTGCAACGAACTGAGCTTCTGCCACTATCTCTGTGTATAGTTCCGATAGTGTAGAACTTGTGCTTTCGTTTGCCATTTTATATTTCCTTTATATTTTAATTGTTTAAGTTAATCTTAATAGCGCCTGAGTCTCGTTTCTTCCTATATTCTGAATAGGCTTTACGATCTTCGGGTTTATTAAGGTCTAAGTCCTGAATGTTTAAGGGTTTTACAGTATTACCACCGATACTCGCTTTACTTCCTGAACCTTGTACCGTTGCATTACGGAAGTGTGGGTTCGTATCTAAAAACTCTTTAACTCTATCTTCTATTGTTAAAAGTTCTCCTTTTGCGTTATATCGAATATTTGAATTATTATCAAGTACCTCAATTCTGCCATCATCATTTAATTTTATTTCTTTTTCAATTAACTGAACGACTTGTATTGGGTTGATTGCATTATTCTTAGACGCAACAGATAAGATAGAATTATCAATTTTTTCTTTTTTAATTTCAGTTTTATATCTTGATATTTCTGTATCTTTCTCAGCTATTCTTTCTTTCATAAGCTTTTCTATTTCAGCTTTTGATTTAGCTTCTTCTAATTGCTTTTGCTTTAGAAGTTCTGTTTTTTGTTTTTCTTCTTCTTCCATCTTTCTTTCATACTTTTTACGTTCTGCCATTAATCTAGCTTGAACGATATTATCTAATTGTTCTTGTGTGAAAGATTTAGACTCTGTTTTTGGTTGTTCTTGTTTTACTTCTTCTTTAGCTTCAACAGGTGCTGAAGTTTCTTTTTTTTGTTCTTCTGACATTTTTTACTCCTATATTATTAGTTCACCGTCACTATCATACCAATCAGGATTGACGTAACTCCATTGATGACGACAATTATAACCACCTCGAACTACTAATGGGTTTCCAGCTTTTTTGCCTGACCAACTTCTTGATGCCCATAATTGATTCACTTCATCAATCGTAAAAAGACCATCTGATCTCTTTGATTTTATTACACCATTTACAAGATTTCTGCAAATCTCTCGTGTTGTAGGTATTACATCTCCATAGTATTTTACAAAAGTTAAACCAGCATCATTAGCTTTATTGAAGTTTAGAGTAGCATCAAAATCACGTAAAGAGTCGTTTAATATCTGACCAGCAAATCTTTTCATATTTTCACCAGCACGATCTCTAGCAAATTTAGATTGTAATGTTTGAACTGCTTTATCAACTCTTGATTGCATAGACTTTTTAAACTTATTATCTTCTATAAATTCTACTAAACGATTTGCTTCTACATCATCTGAACTAGCATAAATACCATTTATTGTTTGTCTTAGTTCTTTTTCTAAATCTGCAAAGTCTGAACCAACTAGAGTATTTTGATAAACCTTTTCTGATAATCTTCTTGTAAAGGTATTAGATACATCTTTGAATTGAGTGTAGTATTGTTGTTTTAAATTTTGGATTAAAGCTAAATCACCTTTAGTTAATTCTTGAAACTCTACAGGAATATTACCAATTCTTTTAAAAGCTTTTTCTATTCTCTTAGCTTGTTTATTAAAACCCTCTCTAACAACTTGATCTGCAAAAGGTAAATATTCACGATCTAATATTTGTTTTATTTTAGGTCTTATAGCTACAGCAGATTGTAATTCTATTAGCTTACCATCTTGCGTAGGTAAATCTCTATTAGCTAAAGATACTACTTCTCTTTCAATACGATCTAATGTTGAAGTTAGAGTCTTGTAATATTTAGCTTCTGCGAGTTCGATTTGTTTGATTCGATATTCTGTTGCTTCTTGTACTATATCTGCCATTATTTGTATCTATCAAAAATACCTTAAAATAGCAAAAAGTGTTTTTGTGTCGCACTTAGAATTGAACCCCTTAAAAAATCGTCCCTCTACTTTTTAATAAAATGGTCAGAACTTAAAAAAGTGAAAAAGTGAATATGTTATAATGGGGTATTAGTAACAAATAACATAGGAGAGAAAATGGAACTAATGCCACCACTACCAATCGAAAACAAAGAAGCAAATAAAGGATTGGTAAATATTACAGATAAAAATTATTTTATCTGTTTTAA